TTATTCCCTGCAGATATTTTACGACTTCGCGGCGGATCGGACATGGACGCGCCGAATATTGGACGGGCCGGTATTTTCGCCCTGGTCTGAATTTGCCCGTTCCGCCGACGTCACGACGCTCAATGATCAACTGATCGGATCGGTAGCGGCATTCGCAATGAATACCGCGCCGACGGGATGGTTCAAGGCGAACGGGGCGGCTGTAAGTCGGAGCCTGTATGCGGCACTGTTTGCGAAAATCGGTACGACGTTTGGAGCGGGTAACGGTTCCACGACATTTAACCTGCCAGACCTTCGCGGCGAATTTGTGCGCGGGTGGGATGACGGGCGCGGCGTAGATACCGGGCGCGCGTTTGGATCGGCGCAAGGCGGTAGCGTGGATAGTTCCGGGGTACAACTTCGCGAGGCGGCAAATAACTGGCTGGCCTTGGGTTCGGTATCCGGGGATTCTTTGGCGTACTTTCAAAACGGGGATTTTCCGACGTATGGCACGGCGGCGACGTATTTCGGCGGGACGGAAACGAGGCCGCGCAACGTGGCGCTGCTGTATTGCATTAAGTGGCAGTAATGGATCGGAACGGCGGCACAGAGCAGACGAACGGCGGCACGGCACGGCACGGCGGAACGGCACGGCGGATGCGCAGCCGGTTGACAGAGATATTTTTCACACGTATTATAAACATCACACACATGACAGACACAAAAACGGCTGAAAATCAAACAGCCGACACAACCGAAAAGCAGGTTTGCTACCTGTACGATCACAAGGGGCGGTACTACGGCTTCGATCACGCCGACCCCGACCCGATGCAGCCGGGCGAGTACATTTTGCCGGAAAACGCCACAACAACCGCGCTGCCGGATATACGGCTGGATAAGTGGGAGAACTTTTTTTGGACTGGCAACGCGTGGATAATCCGGCATGATGAGGCGCTGAAAAACGCGGAAAAAATCCGGGCAATTAAGCAGCGGAATTTGGCGCTTGCGGCTTCCGATTGGACGCAATTACCGGACGCGCCGTTAACGCCGGATGATGTGCTGGCATGGCGAATATACCGGCATGAACTGCGCGACCTTCCGGCGCAGGAGAATTTCCCAGACTGCGAATGGCCTGCGAAGCCGGGCGAAAAAACCGTAAAAGCATGAAATTTCAGGACGCATTAGCGGGCTGCATTACGTCCGGACTCGGATATTGCAGCATGCCCGAATCTTACGCCGGAATCGTGCGCACGTCTTACCCGGACTGGCAGGGGTGGCGGATCGTGGATAACATGAAACGCAACGCCGAATTTAACGAGGCGCTGCGGGAAAACAAGGAACTGAAAAAGCACGTCGAAACGTACTACCGGCGGCTGTATGATGACCTGAAAATAGAGCGCATCCAATATAACCCGCTGGCATTAGAACTGTTTGAAGGCGGCGCGAAGTTGGGGCGACGTTTGGCCGTGCGGATGTTGGAGGACGCGGTAAATATCGTAACGGTGGATTTTGTGAAGAACTACCCGGTACCAATCACGGGCGAAATGAGCGAGCGACTGATTGAGCGGGTAAACGGGTGCGGAAACGAAGGGGTGCTGCTGAAAGCCTACACGATCTACTTAGGCGACCGGTACCTGAAAGACCCGCAATTTTTCCGGCTTTGGATTGAATGAAAAAAAATGCCCGACCGTTTGGCCGGGCATTTTTTGTTAGATGAGGTCGGGTTCGGTTGCCGGTTCGGTTGCCGGTTCGGCGGGTTCCGCGTCCTGGTGTTCGGGTTCGGCGTCCGGCAATTTGTCGGCGAAATTGCCGGAAATTTGCGCGTTCAAATTAGACACGAAATCCGGCGCGGCTGGTTTCGGGCGGCTGGAAATCTCGGTATATTCAGCATCGTAGGCTTCTTCTACCGTGTGCAGCCCCATCGCGACTTCCGGCGCATAGAGCCGGGAAAAGAAAGCGGCGGCGCGGTAACGCAGCATTAGATCGGGCATGGTTTGCCACTTGGAGCCGGTCTTTGAAAACCAACCTTCTTTTTTTGCCATCGCGATACTGACAGGCGGGCCTTCCAATAGTTCGCCGGTTGCTAGGTCTTTTGCGACGGCGACGCATTGACGCGCGTCACCTTCGCCCGTGACCTGAAAGCGTAACGGGCTGAATTTGCCGGACGTGTTGACGGCGGCAATTAGGTAGGTCGCGCTCCATGACGGCCGGCCGTGGATAATATGGAGGTTTTGCATCACCATGAGCGGGGATGTACCGACCCGGTTTGCCATTTCAAGCGCTACTAAGCAGTTCGCGACGTTGCCCTGGTAATCTTTTGGAACCATCGAAGTAGTGGACAGCATTTTCGCGACCCGTTGCGCCTGATCGAAGGCGTCGCCGGTGGAATAGACGGACGGGGCGGCGGATATTTTTACAAGTTCTTTTGACATGATACAAAAATTAAATTTGTTTGAAAATATATTCCGGAATTTTCAGCGGTTCGATCTGATCGGAGTACCCCGGCCAAACGCCGGTTTGCAGACATTCTGCATAGGTTTGCAGGTTGCGCATGTAGGCGGCGTGCCCGAGTTCAATCGTGCGCGGTTCGGCGTAATAACAGGCGACGGCGAAGGGGTATTCCTTTTCCACCACAAGAAAAATAAACGCTTTGGGGTAGTTGCCCGTGGCGAAGTAAAAGCCGTCGGAATAAAAGGATGCCTGCACGTGATACCGGTACGACAATGCCGAACGTCCGAACGCGTCCGGGCTTGCGTCTGTCGTGGTTTTCAGATCGAGCAGGAAGCCGTCGGAACTAATCCAGTCCGGGCGGCACTTGCAGGCGGTTCCGGTTTCGGGTTCTTCAAACAGGATCGTTTTTTCCGCTTCGCCATTATTAAGCAGGAGCCTGGTTGCTGCGAAGTCGTGGATAGCCTCGCACATCCGGGCGGCGCGGTCGTAATCCTCGGCTTCGACTACGGTCCGGCTGTTCGTTTCTGCATTGAAATTGTCCCACCATTCAATAGCCGCCAACGTTTCGGGGGAAGGTTTTTTTGCATTGATCTGCAAAGATGACGGACGCCGCGGGGCATCGGCGGGAACGATCACGTACTGCTCATCCAGCAGGTGCGGCTGCAAAAGTACGTCGTTTGTGATTGACCCGATAACGAAGGCTTTTTTTCGGGGTTCGGGCGGTCGGTTGGGGTTCAGGTACTTTGCCCAAAAATGGTACGGGCTGCGGTTCATCACGTCGAGGCCGGATTTTGATATACGGCTGGTGTCGGCGTGGTAATTGTCGCGTGTGTCTGTCATAATAGTGTGTGTTTGGTGGCGTGTGTGCGCCGGTGAATAATGCGACAAAGATAGGCGAAAAAAATAAATTTATGTAAATTTGCGTAAAATAAATTTTTGCGCGTATATTTGTGGCGTTAAAAATACGGTATGAAATTAGGAATAGTTAGACGGAAATCGCAGGTCGTTTGCCTTGTTTGCCGGAAAAAACGGCAGCGCACGGCGGAGGTCTGGGTGACGGCGGGCGAAATTGACGCCGCTATGGAATTGTTAGAAAACAAATTAAAGCAGCCCTACACCTGTAAGAAATGCAAGGATAGGGAGGCGGAGGGGGAAACAACGCACAATATAAGATGGATATAATTAACGAGCTCAAAACCGCCTGCAAAGAAGCAGGCACAAACCTAACCGAACTATGCCGCGAAGCCGGTGTTGATCGTTCGGTTGTCGAGCGGTGGAAAAACAAGCCGCCGAAATCGTTTGAAACTTTGATGCGGCTGAACGCCGCAATAATTCGCTTAAAACATAATCGCCATGATGAATCTAAGACCGTACCAAACGAAGGCGGTGCAGGCAATCCGTGACGCTTACGCGTCCGGTTGCCGCGCGCCGCTGCTTTGCCTGCCTACCGGCGGGGGTAAGACCGTTATTTTTTCGCACATCGCCGCCAACAGCAGCGCGCGGGGTAAGCGCGTGCTTATCCTGGTGCATCGCATTGAACTGCTACGCCAAACGGCGGCGGCGCTGAAACGCGCGGGCATTAATCCAGGGCTAATCAATCCAGCATACACGCCGAACTATCGCGCGCCGGTGCAGGTCGCGATGGTGCAGACAATGGCGAAGCGGACGCATTATTTCCAAAAAATGCCGTTCGACTTAATTATCACAGACGAAGCGCATCACGTTGTAAGTAAGACGTACCGCGATATTTTGGCGGCGTTTCCCGGCGCTTACCAACTGGGGGTGACTGCTACGCCGGTGCGCGGGGATGGTAAGGGGCTGGGCGTGACGGCGGGCGGCGTGTACGATACGTTAATCATGGGACCGACGGTGGCGGAACTGATCGAGGGCGGGTACCTGGTGAAGCCTGCAATTTACGTTCCCCGTGATCGGGTGGACTTGACCGGCGTGCGGTCGCGGATGGGGGACTACGACAAACAGGAACTTGAAGCGCGGATGGATAAGCCGACGATCACGGGCAACGCGGTAGATCACTACCGGCGCGCGCTGGATGGTTTGCCGGCGGTTGCTTTCTGCGTGTCGGTGAAACACGCGCAGCACGTCGCGGCTGAATTTCAGGCGGCGGGGTATCGGTCGTATGCGGTTGACGGGAATATGGATGACGCGCAACGCGCCGGGGTTCTTAACGGGCTGGCGACGGGTGCGGTGCAGGTGGTTACGTCCTGCGATATTATTTCGGAAGGTACGGATATACCTGCAATCGCGGGGGCAATACTTTTGCGTCCGACGCAATCAACCGGGCTATATCTTCAACAGGTCGGGCGGGCGCTACGTCCTATGGCTGGCAAAGAACGGGCGGTGATTCTTGACCACGTCGGCAACGTGCTGAAACACGGTTTGCCAGATGAAGACCGGGACTGGTCACTCGAGGGTGAACCGGCAAAGAAAAAAGAAAACAGAAG